CTTATCCCCATCCCGTAGGATTAACTTTCTCGCTCCAGAGAATAGGATCTATCCTCGCACATCGACCGTGGGCGTCACTCCCACGGAACAAAGTCCTCAGAATCGATACGGGAACAGCCCGGCCGATTTCTCGGTCCCTGCGTCATCCGTCCCGCACGGGTGCCAGATTGTGAGATCATGTTTACCATACATGTAATCTTCGAGTGTTGGCCTTCCAAGCACTCGATACATGTCGGCAACTCTGCGATGGCAAGTCGCAAGTCTGATCCCTCCTGATCGAGAATTTCTCTGTATCGTTTCTCCTCCCAACCGACTCTCAGGACGTCGAGGATTGTATCCTCGTCGGTTGGTGTCTTTCTCTCGAGGATCCGCCTTATCGGTCTCGGATCCTCTTCCAGTTTGGTTCTTCCCGGCGCGACCTTAGGTCGCCAAAAACGCCGGTCCTCCTGGAGCCAATTCACTCTGGCAGTGATGAGCTTAACCTCTTCCTCGCGGGTCAAATCGTACCCAGCTGGCCTGGGAACTACGGGAAAGAGGTTGTGAGGCATTGGACGTCGGGAGGGGCGGAGTTTGAGCGAATCCTTGATCTTCATTAGGCAGCGATACAGCCTCCGATCAAGTGAGCACTGAAGCTTTTCCGGACATCTTGCTATGGCTCCTCGCCAAGATAGCAGCATCCGCTGGAAACAGCAACGGCGTCTCACCGACTCGGCCAAATAGCCGATCGGGTCACTCACCTCTTCTCGCCACTCGACGCACCCCACGTTCGTTTTCTTTTGCTTGATCCCATTGAGGAAGGCTGTGGAGTTCACCTCCGCCCATTGGGGATCCACCATCGTTTTCTCCTCATTCACGCGCAGCCCGACTTGGCTGCCGTGAGCAAGGATACCGGCAAGTGTACCGCGAGGAGTGTCACTCTTCAACTCGCGGTAAAGCAAGTCATCGCCGTTGATGAGACAGCGATGCACCCGGAATTCCTTCCAGGAGATTTCCCCTCTTCGGGCCCGATCGGAGACGGCCATATCTACAACCGTCTTGTTGATAAGACAAAGTACAGGGAAGCTCATCAAACTTCCCATCGGTTGTCCCGTCTCCGTCGGCGTGGAGTCTGAGAGGCCGATGTCTGCAAGGACATCAAGCGCTCTCTCCTCCTCGACGCTAAGCCCATTAGCCTTCTTCTTGAGCACCTCGATGGCGGCACGAACGTATGTCGCTTTAATATTGTCCGTAGCGGATTTATAGTCCACGGACACATACGGTCCCGCGCCATTTAGGCGCCCGACTAACTCATTGGTGGGGCTCCCAACAAGTAGCCAACCCTTCCTACCGAGCGTCCGGTACAAAGAGTCGTGCAGCGGTTTGAGAAGTCGCGAGTTTTCCGACGAGTATAGAGTCACGATTCTGGGCTTTCCGGAAGACATGACTCCCATGACTCGACACTTCGTCGAAAACTCCTCGCGGTTCCAAGATCCGCCGTCCCCACGACTGTACGTCAAGGACGCGTGCCCCGTCGGGATATACGGGGTTCGGTAGTTATCCCAGCCCTGGTCGACATTCATTGCCAGGGCTTTCTTAAATGCCTCCACATGTGAGGATTCATGAGAAGCAGGGGATAACCTTGATTCTTTCCACTCTTTAAGCATCGTGTCGATCTCACCAAGCCGACACTTGCAATCTTTTTCAAGCTTGGTGGCAGTTTTGATGCTCAACTCCTGAACGGGGGTTAGCACAGGAGGAAAAACGGAACGGACTGCGGAACGAATCTGACCGCAACGAATCCGTCGAGGTAACGGGGATACCCGCTCGATTTTCTGGTCCTGTGCTAACAGAGCCACAGCGGCCCGCGCAACCCTCGAATTGCGCGACTCCTTTTTACATGCCTGGAGTTTATTAGGCATAACATCCGCTGACGCGGGACGAACGGGGGCCATTGGAGTCCGGGGTGGCCCCCCACCCGGCGGGCTTGTCGAGTTTACGTCAACAGCTACTACGCACCCTGAACGTAGCATTTGACGGCGCTTGTTCAAAAGAAATGAACTCGACACGCAGCCGAGAGGAAAGTAGACCTGTGGTGCCTCGTAAGGGAAGAAGAACAGCGGAACAAGATACTGTCTCCGTTTAATTGTCACCATGGTTTGCGTTTTCTCTTTTAAACCGGTTTTCAATTCGCTTTTATTCTCTTCAGTGACGCCGGTCGTCACGGAGATTTTGAGTCGCCGACTCGGTGGACGGGAATGGGAACCACCATGTCCAGTCAACCATTTCAAAGTCCTCGCGGTAATTACCGGCCTTTCTTAAGGGCCGAACCAGGATGGCTGCTAACGGCGGCTACGCGGCTGCCAACGCATACTCATCCTGGGAAGCCGCCCGCGCGCGAGGCACAGTCGACGGCACTCTTACTCTGGGGCGGGTTACTATACCCTCATTACAACCAAAGCCCCAACATCCCAACTACGGTAGCCGTCCGTAGCTTACACCGTGATTTCACACACGGTACCCACCGCGCCTTGCAGTCGCTGAATCGCCGACTCAAGGGGCACACTTCACCCCGATTCATAATAGGGATGGCTAAACCCTACAACAAACCGGGGGCCGGTCCAAAACCG